AGAGATAGTACTTATGTCGGAACTGCTATAACTCTAAGTTCTTTGAGTGTAGGTGATTTCTTCCTATTAGATGAAAGTAATGTGGGATCAGCAACTACTGTATTGAGATCATTTAATGTTGGAGGAGCAACTACTATTGGTGTAGGAACTCAATTTGTTGATAATGTTTATCAAGTAGCAGATGTAAATACTGTTAGTGTTGCTAACACTGCTATTGGTATTTCTACTGTTGGTACAGCAACCACATATGTTACTAGAGTATTTGTAAATATTGATTTGTTTACTACAGACTCTTTTGATTCTTCATTATTAAAATTTGACTCAACTAATACTAAATTTGATTCTAATGGAATAGGAGCTACTTATACTGGTAATGTACATAATGCTCCTTTCTATGGAACTTATAGTTGGGGTTATCTTGAATTGGGATCAAGAATTGGAGCAAGAGACTTTAAATTCTATGGTCAAGATGGTCTTGGAGGTATTTCCACTTCAGGATTTATTCAAAGGTTCAACCCTTTAAGAGATAAGGAATATCTCTAAATAACTAAAATAGATAACGCAAAATGGCAAAACTGGGCATAAGCACTGGATCACAGCCAAATGATGGAACAGGTGATACCTTACTGTCTGGTGCTGAAAAGGTAAATGCAAATTTCACTGAAGTATATACTCTTTGTGGTGATGGAACTAATCTAGCACCAGGAATTGTTACAGCAATTGCTGCAGGAGATAATATAAGCATTAGTACAACATCTGGGCAAGTTACTGTTACTGCTCTAGAAACAACTGGTATATCATCTTATTGGAATGCAAATACTACAGGTATTAGTACTGTAGCAAGAGGAGTTGGTATAGGAACCACTACAGTTACATCTAAGTTGACTGTTGTTGGTGGTGGAAATATTGGAGGTGGTTTAACAGTAAGTAGTGGATTAGTTGTTACTGGTGGTGGTAGTATTACTGGAGAAACCACTTTAACAGGTGGATTAAAGGTTACTGGTATATCTTCATTTACATCTGTTGCTCTTAATGCAGTTCAAGTTAATGTATCTGGAGCATCTACATTTACTGCCTTAGTGAGTGCTGGTAACAGTACTAAACTTGGAGATGATGTTAGTACTAGGGGTGTCAATGCAGGTGGTATAAGTACATTTGTTGGTGATGTAAGTATTGGTAATCATTTCTCTGTAGTAGGAATATCTACTGTTGGTACTGGTAATACCTTCAATAGAGAAGGTGGTATGAGGATGACTGGTATTGCTTCAATAAGAGAAGCAGTAATTGGTTATGGAGTTACCATTAGCACCACTGGTATCAATGCTGTGAATGATGCTTATGTTGGAGTTAGCACTGCTGCTGGAGTGATATTAACTTCTGCTAATGGAACTAGATATAGATTATTAGTAGAAAATGATGGAAGTCTAAAGACTGTAAACATAGCTTAGCATTTAATGCCATAAATAACTAAAAAATTGTAAAATGTCCGCCATTATAACTGATCAACTTAGAATATTGAATGCTAAGAATTTTGTTTCTGCAGCAACTTCTTCAGCAAATTCATATTATTCTTTTGTTGGTTTACCTAATGCTAGTAATTATTCTTCTACTTGGGATGCTAATCCACCTGCTCCTAAAGATAGTTTCGAACAAGAAGATGATTATTGGGACACTATGATTGCATTGAAGAAGATAACATCTTCTGATATACGTAGAGTAGTTAGCAAACATACTTGGACTTCAGGTATAACCTATGACATGTATCGTGGAGATATTAGTAGAACAAATACATCTCAACCTTCTGGTGCTACTAATTTATATTCAGCAAAATATTTTGTAGTAAATGAAGATTTTAAAGTTTATATTTGTCTTCAAAATGGTACTAATCCAGAGAATACTACTGGAAGACCTTCTCTAGATCAACCTACATTTACTGATCTTGAACCTAAAACAGCAGGTGATAGTGGAGATGGGTATATTTGGAAATACTTATTTACTATAAAACCAAGTGATATAGCAAAATTTGATTCTACTAATTTTATGCCTGTCCCAACTGATTGGGAAACAAGTTCAGATAATGCTGCTGTGAGAGATAATGCATCAACTAGTGGACAATTGAAAATTGCTACTATTATTAACAGGGGAGCAGGTATAGGAACTGCTAATAGAACTTATACTGGAGTTCCTATTGCTGGTGATGGATCTGGAGCAGAAGCAACTATAGTTATTAATAATGATGCTAAAGTAGAATCTATTAATATAGCAAAAGGTGGATCTGGATATACTTATGGAACTGTAGACTTGGAAACTGGAGGAGTTCCTACTGGAACTACAATTCCTGTTTTTAATGTTATTGTTCCACCTCAAGGTGGTCATGGATCAGATATTTATAGAGAATTGGGAGCAACCAATGTTTTAATTTATTCTAAAATTGAAAATGATTCAGAAAATCCAGACTTTATAACAGGAAACCAAATTGCTAGAATTGGTATTGTAGAGAATCCTGAAGTTTTTAGATCTACTTCAAAGTTAACTCTTTCTAAAGCTAGTTCTTTATATGCATTAAAACTTATTGGAGCAGGTTATACTACTGCTACCTTTGATTTAGATGGACAAGTAACCCAAACTGTAGGTGTTGGTTCAACTGCAGTAGGTAGAGTTGTTTCTTATGATCAAACAACAGGAGTTTTGAAATATTGGCAAGATAAAAGTTTAGTTGGATTTAATACAGATGGATCTCTAAAAACAGATCCTAAGTATGGATATTCATTACATTCATTTACACCATATCCAACAACTGGAGGAAGTGTAAATATAGCAAGTAATGAAGGTACTTTAGGTATTGATACTAATTTTGGATCTTCAGGAAGTCCTGGTATAAGTACTGTAATAAATAATAGAACATATTACCTTGGACAGAGTTTTACTGCTGGTGTTTCAGATCCTGAAGTTAAAAAATACTCTGGAAATATAATATATGTTGATAACAGACCTTCTATTACTAGGTCTGCCAACCAAAGAGAAGATATCAAAGTCATTTTGCAATTCTAAAGAATCATGCCACAGGAAACCAATCTAAACGTCGCTCCTTATTTTGACGATTTTGATAGTAAAAAGACTTATTGTAAAATATTATTTAAACCTGGAGTACCAGTACAGGCTAGAGAATTAACAGGAATTCAATCTATTCTTCAGAATCAGATTGAAAAATTTGGGCAACATATTTTTAAAGATGGTGCTTCTGTTACTGGAGGAGGCGCAAGATATAATGGATCATATCCATCAGTTAGAATTCAAGTATCTAATGAAGGTATAGATGTAAATTCTTATCTTACAAAATTGATGGGTAAGGTGGTAGTTGGTAGTAGGTCTGGAGTTAAAGCTAAAATTAAATCATTTATAGGTAAAGGTAGTGAAGGTAATTGGTATGTTTTATTTCTTACTTATTTAAATACTGGTGGAGAAGATAATGAAGTATTTGTGAGTGGAGAAAGTCTTTTATTAGATAATACTACAATAACTACAAAAGATGGAACTACTTTTCAAACTGGAGAACCTGTTGCTCAAGTAGTTAATGGTCAATGTTCATTTGTAGGATCTGCTGCTATTTTATCTTCTGGTATATATTTTGTAAGAGGATATTTTGTAGAAGTACGTGAACAAACTCTTATAATAGATCCTTATATTAATAATAAAAGTTGTAAAATAGGAATAAAAGTTAATGAAAGTATTGTTAATTCTGATTTAGATCCATCTTTAACAGATAATTCTGCTGGATTTAGTAATTATACAGCACCTGGTGCTGATAGATTATCCATATCTGTACAATTGGTTTCTATTTCCCACCAAGAACCTAAACCATCTAATTTTATAGAATTGATGGAAATTAGATATGGTAATTTAATAAGTACACGTCTCAATAATGATTATAACGAAATAGAAAATGAAATAGCAAGAAGAACTTTTGATGAATCTGGTAATTATTATATTAAACCATTTTCACTTACTGTTAAAAATACTTTAAATA